ATGGCGTGAGTTTGCCTGCTGGTGCGCACTAAGCGTCAAGCACCTGTGGGATATGCCCCCTATCGTCGAGGAATATTTAACGACGAGAAATGAAAGCATTCGATCCGCCGCCTTGGACGCCGCCTTGGCCGCCTCCTCGGCCTCCTGGGCCGCCGCCAGGGCCGCCTTGGACGCCGCCTCCGCCGCCGCCAGGGACGCCTTGGACGCCAGGGCCGCCTTGGCGCAGAAACAAGAATTTCTTAAAATAGTTGGTTTAAATTATTAAAACCGTGCTTAGTCGCGGAAGGAGGAAATATGCTGACATGGGAAACTAGATGCACTGGCAACCGTGTGGCTCAATTAGCAGACGGGTATCTATCGTATAACCCTTATCCGATTCTCGGGTTTGAGGGGGCAGAAATAGCGATTGTGTTTTATTGTGGCACCCAAAAAATTTTTGCGATAATCCTGTATGACACGTCAGATGATTTCGCCCAATTTCACACAGTTAAAGAGTGCCTGGATTTCGCGAGGAAATTAATCACCGACGGGAAGGCGCGACAAGGGACCGCGTCCTCGTGGGATTTTGCGAAAATGTGCCCTAATTAAGGAGATATATCAGCAATGAAAAAATCAAACGCGATCTCCCTCGACGGAGGGAAAATAAAAACATGGCTGAAAATGAAACAATGGGGGCATCGGGATTTTGCCCGGGCCGTGCATTGCAACGAAGCATTGGTGTCCCGGTGGCTCAGCGAGAAATCGCCGGAGTGTCCGTCGGACATTTATAAAGAGCGGATCTGCGCGGTAACGGGGCTTGACCTCGGCGACATTTTTCTCCTCGACCGTGGGAAAACAAAGCCGTGGGAAGGGCAATAAAAAAGCATAAATAATTTTTTTTCTTGAAAGGCGGGCAAAATGAAGAAATAATAAAAGCGTCCACGCAATCAGTTTAATTCATATAGCCGAGTTCCTCGCGGGACTCGGCTTTCTTTTTGGAGAAAAATGGCATACGTCAAAAGATACAAAGTGCGGTTGATTATCAAACACCTCCGGGAGGGGGCGTTTCTAATCGACGCGATGAAGTCCGCGGGTTTTAAATCACATGAAACATTACGTCTTTGGCGTACCCGCGAAAGAGATTTTTCGAAATATTGGAATAAGCGTCTTGATCTCCTCGTTAAGCGGACAATGGGGACGGCGGCAGATTTAAGAGTCGAAAGAGTTGAGCGGGCTTTTGAGTCAAAACTCCTTAGTCAATCTGCCTCTGCCGCATGTTATATTTTTTATCTCTGCAACAAAGCTCCGGACAGGTGGCGGCATGTCCCGTCGATAATTAACAGCAATAATATCCAGATGCAACAAACGCAAGAGATGCAAGTTATGCAACGGATTGAAGAGGCGAGATTTATCGAACGATTAGGAGATGACGAAGTTGACCAATTACTTGAAAGAGTACTCTCGAAGCGATAAGCTGTTAGCGCTTCATGCAAGTTTTGAGCTCTCCCGACGGAAGCTTATCCCATTCTGTCTGTTGCAAAACTCATATTACAAAAAATCTGACCATTTAATCCATATTGCAAACGCACTTGAGCGTGTTGAGCGCGGCGAGATAAAAAAGTTAATGGTCTTCTGCCCGCCGAGACACGGGAAGTCAAAGCTTGTTTCTGTAAATTTCCCGGCGTGGTATCTTGGCCGCAACCCAAACAATAATGTAATCCTCGCGTCTTATGCTTCTTCTTTGGCCGAGGAGTTCTCGGGGCAAGCCCGCGGGCTCGTCGAGGATGAATTATATCGTGCGGTGTTCGGCGTGTCAACAAACCCCAGGTCCCGCGGGGTTAAATCGTGGGAAATGGGTTTCGGTTTTCGTGGCGGGTTAATGGCCGTCGGTGTTTGCGGTGGGGCGACAGGGTTCGGCGCGAATGTCCTTATAATTGACGACCCCGTCAAAAACCATATTGAGGCATTTTCAAAAACTTATCGTGAGAAAGTTTATTCCTGGTATCAATCTGTTGCCTCGACGAGAATTGAGCCTGGCGGTGCGATTATTTTAATGATGGCGCGGTGGCATCAAGACGACCTCGCGGGGAGAATTTTAAAAGAAGAGCCGGACGAATGGGAAGTTATTAACTTGGAAGCGATCGCCGGGGATAATGACCCGCTCGGCAGGGAAAAAGGACAGGCATTATGGCCGCAAAGATATGACGTCGAGGCGATATCAAAAATCAAGAAGACTATCGGGACAAAATTTTTCAACGCGCTATTCCGCGGGACCCCGGATGACCCAGAATCACAAATCATTAAACGTGAGTGGATTAAATATTATAAAAAACTCCCGATAGAATATGAGCGGTTTGGCGGGGTTGACACGGCGACCTCGGCGAAAACAACGGCTGATAACACGAGCATGGTTGATGTCTGCAAGGATTGGGAAGGGTATCTATATGTTGATGATTGTTTCCTTGAAAAAATCAGCGTGTATGGCTTTTCAAAATACGTCAATGCCCAACACGCCGCGAAGAAATATAGATTGATAAAATTAGAGGCGAACAACGCCGGGGAATCTATTAAGCAGCGTATTGATGAAGTCGGGCGCGACCCCAAAACTGGAAGTCATCCCCCGGTGAGAGCAGAAACAACTACGACGGATAAGGTTGTGCGTGTTAATGAAATCTCGCCGCTGATTGAAAATGGCACGGTAAGGTTTAAGCTCGGGAACCCCAGGGTCGCGAAGCTCGTCGACCATCTTATATCTTTTGATGGGAGCGGTTCTGATATTGACGATGATGTTGACGCTCTTACTTTCGCGATTAAAGCAGCCACGGGCGGGGCGGCGTTTTTCTCGTCGACAAATAATTATGATGTCTACCAGAAAGGGCAGAAATAAATCATGTTTGTTAGCAAGAAAGAACATAAGAAGGTCCTTAACAAACTGGTCGAGCTGCAACAGTCATTTTATAAAATGAACATCATGCTCGCCGGGATGGATGAGGAGTCAACTCGCGCGACAGGAAACCCATATCAAAGTCAAGACAAGGCGATTGCCGAATTAAGCAGAAAATATGAAGGCGCGGCAGAGTGGGGATGCGCCCAGGCAAAAGAGGTGATCGACCTCCGCGCGGTTTTTACCATGGGCGACGGGATCCAGGTCAGCGAAATTGACCCCGCCACCGGGCGGTCGTTCGTCGGGGAGAAAGGACAATTTAAAAAAGAGGTTGAATTTATCGAACGATTTATCACTTATAACGACCTCGACGAGGAAGGGGCGCAGGAGTTCGCTAAGGAAGCCGAAATCGAAGGAAGGATTTTATTTAAACTCCACCCGAACAAAGAGAAAAAGCAGGTTGACCTTCGGTTCTTGTCATACAACACTTATAAATATAATGTCGAAGTCAACCCCGAAGATTATAAGGATTATGTGGCGGTAAAGTATAAAGATTCCGTCGGGGAGAAGACCATAGAAAAGCCCAGGTTCGTGTATAAGAAATTTTCCGGGCGAGTAGGTAAAGTCAACGAAATCATGCCGCGTGTCGCGACGATTTTAAGAAACCTCGAGGACGCGGATAAAGCATTAAAGGATTTGAGAGGCATCAACAATTTATTCGCAAGCCCAACGCCGGTTTTTGAATGTGAAGATGAAGCCGCCGCGGATTTCCTCGATAAACGGATATCAAAAACAAACTGGAAGATTGGGAAATATATTGTATTGGCAAAAGCTGCCTTAAAGTTTGTTAGCATCGACGGCACGCACGCCGAGAATCTTATAAAAGAATTTGTTACGAACGCAAAAATTATTAGTGGGGTTACAGGCATCCCGGTCCATTTTCTTGGCCTCCCGGACCTGATGTCAAATAGAAGCACGTCGACGGACCTTTTTGAATTGATAATCGCCGCGACGAATAAAGAGCGCCGGACATGGGTCGGAGTTTATGAAGAGCTCTTCACAAAAGCCCTGGAATTGTCAAATAAGGAGTTTGGCACGACGTTCACGCCGGGAACAGTCACTTGTAACATCCCGCAGATCACGGCTGAAAAGCTCAAGGAGCTCGTCGATATATGGCTGCCTTTATATCAGGCAAATGCGATAAACCTTGATTATCTCGTCGGGTTAATCCCGAACGCGGACATTAAAGCGATTAAATCTTCCGCGGAAGAGGCGGCAAGATTAACGCTTGAAAGTATCAAGCTTCGGGAGCAAGAGCTCGACGCCCAGGGCACGGAGGATGCGGAATGAAAAGAGAGCGTGTTTATATAAAATGTGAATTACAGCAAATGGCGCAATCTGAAATTTTAGATATGATTCCGTCGGAGACTTTGCAGCGAATAAGAGACACAGACCCGCACCCGGAGTTCCGTGTTTTCTCCGTCGGGCATGAAGGGTCAGCAAATGCGACGGTCCTGGGCGTCGGGATGAAAATCTTAAATTATGCTCGGGATATCATTGTCCAGATGTTCAACCGGCTCCGGCTTGGCCTACCGGCATTTAACCGGCATCAACCGCAGACAAACAGCCATGTAAACCGGGACTCTGTCGGCGAGGTCGTCGGGAAAACCATCCAAAAGATCAGCGGGGTTTTGCATACGTTAGCCGCTGTTTATATAAAACCAGAATACAGGTCCGTTGACCTTGATATCGCGTCCCTCGAGGGGAATTTTGAGGCCGAGGAAAATAGCGACGGGTCAATGGGCGTTGTGAGTTTATCAAACATTACCGGCCTGGCGTTGAGCAATCATAAGATTGATACTCCTGCTATGCCGGGGGCTACTCTGCAGGCGGCATTGCAGATGTTCACCCATAAAAATGGGAGGATGCACCAGATGGAAGAATTTACAAAAGAGCAGATCAAAGAGGCGATTTTAAAAATGCGGTTAAGCCCGTCGGATATTTTTTCAGAGGAAGAAATCATAAGTTCTGACCCGGCGAGGAAAGCTAAGCAGACAGAATATGAGCATGTAAAGCGGCTTGAGAAACGGCTCGGTGAGGCGCGGGAAGAAAACTCAAAGCTCCAGGGTGAGTTTTCAAAAATCCAGGACGAGAACAAACAGCTTGCGATTAAGGCGAACGCCGGGGTCGTCAGGGATGTTTTTACTTCAATCGCGGGCGAGAAAAAGCTCGACCAGAAATTTGTGCAGTATGTCAACAAGAACATCCCGCTTTTTAAGTCGGACAAGAAAGACGCCGAGTTTAAAGCCGAGCTCGAGAAGTTTGTTGATACCCAGGCGAAAGAGTACGTCGAGATGGGGAAGCTTTACGGGTTTGAGGCCAAAGTTACCGTAGACGGTAAACCTGCCGACGATAAAAATAAGGAGAATGAAACCCCTGGGACCCCGCCGACAGATAAGAAAAAAGACGAAGAAGAAAATATCGAGAACGTCTTAGAGGACCCGAAGAAGAACGATTTTATCCCCGATTAATTTCGGAGTTTACGCCCCGGCGAGAACCGGGAGGATTAACTAAATTTCTAAAAAATAACGGGAGGTCTATAAAATGGGATTGGAAATTCGTAACCCTAACTTTAAGTCGTTTAAGGTGACGGCTCCCTCTGCGGGGTATACCGCCGGGGCGATGGAGAAAATCGAGGACACAGTCGGCATTATCGTCAACACTGTTGAGCTCGACGAGGAAACCGCACTTATTTATGAGTGCGAGAAGATTGTTGTCCCGAAATCTGCCGGGGTCACGTTTGCCGCCGGAGATAAGGTCTATTACAACGAATCCGCGAAAGCTGTCACAAGCGTGGCGTCAGGAAACACACTTTGCGGGCGTGCGAATGTGGTCGGGGAATCTGCCGACACGACGCTTGAGATCAGCTTATCGGGCCACATCGCGGCGTAACTTAATTTTTTATAAACGAGAAAATCCTACGGAGGTGGAATAGATGAAGGGTAAAATTATCAGAGATTGGTCGAAGGTTAATTTCCAAAACCCCGATCATATCAAAAAGCTGAGTGGGGCCTTTCAGCATTTTATGCGTGTCCCAGAACGCAACAAAGAGTTCAAGCTCGCCATGCAGCAATTCACGACGAAAGGTGACTTCCCGGACAACATTATTGCTGTCCTTGAGAAGTATCATGCGACGCCGGATTGGGACACCGGATATGAGCAGATTTTTGACATTCGGGATTTTACGGGCGGGACCGAACCCGGGTTTAAAATTCTCGACGTGACGTCAGGGTTGACGTTCTCGAAAATTCCCGTCGGGGATAAGATCAAGGTTTACAAAGCAAGCGGGAGCGTTGTTTCTGTCGAGTTTGACAGATACGGCGGCGGGTTAAATTGGGACCGGACCTGGTTTGACGACCGCCAATATTGGCAAATCGAGGACACCGCGATTGAGTTTAGAAATAAGGCGTATTCTCAACGTGCCGCGGCGCATTATGCCTTGATTGAGGCCGTGACGAATACGACAACTTGGCAAGGGACCTCGACGGACACAGAAGTCAATCGCGACATCAAGACGATCAACGCCGCAGCGCTCGCGATTTTGACCGCCGTTAAGGACAAGGGATATGGCGTCAATGCGAACACAGAATTGATACTGCTTGCTCCGCTGGCATTGATGTCGAGAGTTAATAAAGCAATGACTCAACTCAACCAGGCGTTCGCCGGGTCGAGCCGAAGCATTGTTTTTACTGTCCGGCCGATCTTTTCTCTGATGCTCTCGTCAAACAGCTATTATTATGTTTGTCTGCCGAAGAAAAAGATCAAGGGCGGGAACAGAATGGATTTAACGCTTTACAACCTTTTTGACCCGTTGCTTTATGCTGATACCGTCGCCGGATGGATGAGATACGGCGCGGCTATTGGCGACACGGACCAGGTTGAGAAATGTTCAATCGCATAACACGAGCATAACACAAAAAAAAGAAAATTCCGTCGGGGAGGGGCAACTCTCCCCGGCGAGTCTAACCCGGAGGGAAATGATGGGCTTTATTTCAATGTCAAAATTACCGGGACTCACAAACAGGCAACCAGAGCCGCCGAAGAAGAACAAAGTTATCACCATGAGTCAAATACATGATCCTGGGACGCGGAAATTGAAAGAGCAGATGATTCAGAACCGCCGGAAAATAACCGAGGTCTTGCGTCAAGGAATGTGGGCCGGTGAGCGTTGTTTTATCGTCGGGGGCGGGTCAAGCGTACGGAAGATTAACCCGAAGCTTTTAGAGGGGGAGCATACAATCGGGATTAACCTGGCGTTTAGGTTATTAGACCCAGAAATCATTTATGGGATGGATCCGAGGTTGTGGGGGTGGATTGAGTCGGGCGAGACTGGCCCCGACGACAGAGACCTTTTTAACGCATCAAAAGCGATTAAGATCTGGGGCGATTTAAACGCGGCCCCGCTCCCTGAGGACATTTTTATTGCACAGAGTATTGGCCGCCCAGGACTTTCACAGAATCTCGAGGAAGGGCTTGGGTGCGGGACAAACTCCGGGTTTGGTGCTCTTAACCTGGCGTTGCTTCTTGGGGCGTCTGAAATATACCTTTTGGGGTATGACTTCTCTGGGCCTCGATGGCATAATGGATATCCGAGCGAGCCGGCTGAGAATGTCCATGATTATCACTTGCAATGTTACGAGGAAAACTCCGACGAGTTCAGGAAGTTCGGGGCGAGAATTATCAACTGCAATAAAAACAGCGCATTAAAAGTTTTTGAGTTCGGGGATATTCCCGCCGAGCTCAACCCCGTCGAAGAAAAACCCGCGAAGAAACCGGCGAAGTTAAAGAAGGTCGAAAGAACAAAGAAAGAGGACGAGCCGATTTTTATCAATTATTTCACGCCGGAGAATGGATATAAAAAATATGCTGACAACTTGCGCTTAACATTAGATCGGCTTTCTTTGGACTATGACGTCTCGCCGGTTAAGAGCCGCGGGGATTGGGACGCAAACACAAAGTTTAAGCCGCAGTTTATCTTAAAAATGCTCGATAGATATCCAGGCAGGAATGTTGTCTGGATTGACGCCGACGCTGTTGTTGTGTCCTCGCCGGATAAGCTCTTAACTTGCTCGGCAGATATGGCGGGTCATTATCGCAACGGGACAGAGTTTATTTCTTCGGTGATGTTTTTTAAAAATAACGACATCACCCGCGCTTTCCTCGCAGACGTCGAGAAGCTGTTAAAAGGCGGAGAGCGCCGGACCTTTGGGGAGCAGCCGTTTTTCCAAGAGGTCCTGGATAAATATCGCAAGGAAGGGAAGATCACATTTGAAGATCTCGGGCCGGAGTATTGTTATATTATTGGGCTTCAAAATCCGGACGTTGAGCCGGTGATTGAACAGCATCAAGCGTCTCGTACGCTAAGGACTTAATGACAAAGATTGACATTGTAATCCCGACGAGGAATAGAAAAGATAAGCTTGCTAAATGCTTAAGGTCAGCTCACGACGTAATTTTAGCAAGCTCATCTTATTCTGTTATTGTCAAAATTTTCTTTTCATCCCTGCAAGAAAAAGATGAGTTTGACGCATCTTATGGCCGGTGTGCTTTTGTCCAGACGCATCTTTACGCCGGAAGATTCCGGGCTTCAACTTTCTGGAATGATTATCTTCGTGGGATGAGCGCGGACGCATTATTATACCTCTCCGACGACACTTATCTCGACGAAAACATAATCAACAACTCTGCCCCAAAAATTGAGGAGTTTAATTTTGATGGCGTTGTCGGGTTTAAGATCAGAAACGCCACCGACGGACAACCGGCAAAGGCGGCTTATGGGCTTTTAGGTTCTGCCTTTGCTGACCGGTTCCCTGACAGAAAAGTTTTCTGCCCTGATTACGGGGCTTTTTTCTGCGACATGGAGCTTGAAGAATTTGCACGGTGTCTTGGCCGGTTCTGTTTCTGCGAAGATGCACAGCTTGAACATTACCACCCGGCTTTTGATAATTCGGCCCCGGACGAAACGCATCTTTTCCA